CGCAGCTCGTTCTCGGTGTTCTCGAGCATCATGGCAGTGACAGAACGCTTGTGAGCGTCCTTAATGTCAGGAAGATCCGGGTGGCTTAGCACCGGCTTCCACTTGTTCTGGACTTCTTCATTGAGGTACATTGAGTTATACTCCCTTGAGTTTTACTTTTGATTTGTTATGACTTGACTGTACGCGAGATGGCACGAACGTAATTGCCCATAGATCCGGCTGGAACGTTCGACTCGACGTATTCGCCACTAGCGTCGAAGCTCTCTTCGTTGAGCATCTTCATTGGCTTAGCTTCTGACGCAGAGAAGTAGTTTTCCTTGATGACCGCCACTTTCCTAGCGAAAGTGTTTTCATCCTCGAAGTTGAGTCCCTCACAAAGAGTCTTCAGCTTCTCGGCCTGAGTCACGGCAAGGCCATCTGTCATGCTTTCGACGATGGCGTGCATCTTAGCTTCAGAGATCTCGCTCTGGAGTCCGATGACTTCATCAGTCTTCTCGTTGTACAGAGCTTCGAGTTCTTCGATACGGGCCGACATCTCAGCGATGACGTCGACGCGATCCTGCGGAACTTCGATGTAGTGCTCTGCAAATAGTCCCTTAAGGCCACCGATGAACTCTTCGGCGATCTCAGCGCGAAGGTTGCTTTCTACGGCCAGCTTATTCTCTTCGATCCACTCAGCGACGGCGTAAGAGAGATACTTATCGATGCTCTCTACCATTGCTTCCTGAGCGGCTTCGACTTCTTCGTCGAGGCGAGCGTTGTACTGCTCTTCGAGATCTTCCTGAATCGACGAGACGCGCTCGTTGATAGCTGCTGCAAAGAGAGCAGAAGCTTCGGTTACGAACTCGGCTGAAGTCTCTTCGCCGAAGAGCTGCTTAAGCTCGCTCTCTACTTCTTCCATCTTAGCAGAAGCAGCAGATGCCTTCATGCTGACAGAAGACTTATTCTTTGCAGAATTGTCGCCGGTCGGCTTGGTGTTGTTCTCGGTGTCGGTGTCTTCCTCGCTCTGGCCCGGAGTGGCTACCTTGGTCAGTTCGATGGCAGAACCATCGCCCTGGCTCTTATCCTGCGGGCGGTTCGCGTGAACGTTGCCCTTAGCGATCGGACCAGGAACCTTGGAGACGCCAGTGGCACCTCCACCGACAGAGATTTCTTCGTCCATCTCTGCAAGTTTGTTCTTGCTCTTAAGCATCATGATGCTCCTTTGTTGAATCTGTAGATTTATTTATAACTATGCGAATTTACAGCAGCGACAAGAATTTCTCGAACGCTGCGAGTTTTGCTTCTTCCAGCTCTCGCTTGCTGGTTGACTTGATGGTCTTCTTCATCTCTTCTATGTGTTGAGCCTTGATTAGACCATTATCCCATACCCACTCTACGTTCTCCATGATGCCCTGTACGAAAGCATCCGGAGCGGAAGGATCTGCGACGATGTCGGCGGCAGTAGCGAGGTGGAAGTCTTTTTGAACTTCCATGATGCCATTTGCATTGGCTGCCAGAGAGCCGAGGCCGCGAGAAGAGACTCCTACGCATCCGCCAGACTCGATGATGCCGCGAGCGATGTTGCCCATTGGTGTCTCAGTGAGCTTGGCTTTGCCGATGAAGTTCTTGCCTTCTTGACGGAGACTAGTGATGATGTGAGACACTCGATCGAGATTGATTTGCGGTCCATTAGGATGACCTAGCTCGCCGAAAGCGCGACCCTTCTCTACGTACTCTTTCATGTAGCGACCGACTTGAAGGAATACACCTTCGATATATAGGTTCTTCTTACCGCTCTCAGTAGATTCGGTAATGTACTTGACTTCTTCTGTGAGTTCAGTAATGAGCTTCATTATGCCCAATCCCTCTTAGCGTCTCTAGCTTTGGCTGCCTTATCTTTAGCAACCTTTAGATCTTTCATCGCCTGATTCCTAGCCTTGAGGCTGACGGCGTGATCGTAGCGAGCCAGGTGATGCTCGTGGTCATAATCATGCCTCATGGCGCGATCGATGTGATGCTCGAAGCCATCGTGATCGCCGACATCTTCAGACTTGTCGGCCATGCCCTGGTGATGAACACGCATCTTAAGAGCATGATCGGCGGCTTTCTTGTGGAAGTCAGCGATCTCTGGGAGCTTGCCCTTAGCGACCATCTCTGCTAGATAGTCAGACTCTTCTTCAGAGATGTATGAAGCTTCTTCTTGTTTCATCATGTTTGAAATTGCTTTTTTATTCTTTTTGCCATAGAGAACGTTCATTGCGTTTTCAGCTTCTGCGGCAGAATCCCCACCTGTTACAGCATCATCTATGTGTTTTTGGCCAATTAATTTACCAAAATCTTCAATATGTCCTGGTCTACCTTTTGCATTTTTTATAATTTTATTTCCACGATTTCTTTTGCCAAGATCCATATCTTCTTTCACGCTCTTCTTTAAGAACGCCGGCTTCTTATCGTCATCATCCTCGTCGTCATCGTCTTTCTTCGACTTAGACTTCTTATCGTCGTCTTTATCGTCATCTTTCTTATCACGTAACTTCTTGAGGTCTTCGCTTTCGATCTCGTCTTCGTCGCCAGCGAGCTTAGCGATGTCTTTCTGCTTGTCCGAGAGTTCTTTCTTCTCGATCAAATTAACTGGGTTGGTGCCGGAGACAGAGAGCTTCTTCTGCTGCTCGGCGATAAACTGTGCGTACTTGTCTGCGCTCATCTGTCTATGCCTCTATTATGCTGGGATTGATGTCTTCTGGCCAACGATCACGATAGTGCCGCTGCCAGATAGAGTGTAGCTAAGAGTAGCATTAGCGTACTCTGCGAAAGTTACTCCGTGGCCGGCGAGATTCCAATGACCGGTGCCAAATAGAGTAGCTACCGTATTAGATCCCCTAGTCACGGTCCATGAGCCGTTAGAAGAGAAGAAGATCTGCTTGATAGCGAAACTCTGTACGGTCTCGACGCTACTGTTTGGAGTAGCGAGGTCGGCCAGCGCGATGCTGCTATTGCTAGCGATGTCACGGATTACTACAGAGCCGTGCTTCTGATTTTGAATGATAGCCATAAATTATTCCTTATCTCTTTCCTGAGATGTATTTATCCACGAGACGGTCGCGCTCTGCTGAATCCATGTTCTCGAACACAGCCTTGTGAGCACCAGAAAGTGATTCATAGAGTTCCCAAGCTTCCTTGGTCAATTCCATCTTTGGCTTCTTCGGCTTCTCGCCACCTTGCTTACGAGACTTAGCGTCAACGGTCTTCTGATCGACGTGTGGCTGCTTATCGCCACTCTCGAGCGGAGCATAGTCTTCGCGATGTAGACTCTGAACTTTTGGCTTAGTGCCTTTGCCAGCATAGCCTACTTTGCCAGGATTGATGACTGGAGCAGCGTGTAGCTTATTGGCATGTTTGCCTTTGATAGCCTTGACTTCGTCAATGCGATGCCTGAACTTCTGAAGAAGCTTGTGATGATCTTTCTTCTTCTTTTCATCCGACTCGACTTCTTCTTTCTTAAGAGACTTACCAGGACGAACGCCCTTCTTCCAGTCTTCTCTAGAGATGGCTTTGGGACCATGCATCTCTTTATGAGCATACCAACCGTCGTCGTTCTCGTGCTCTTCTTTAGCCAGACGAGATACGGCACGCTCGACGCCTTTGATACGCTTGCCGGCTTTCTTGAATAGGTCTACTCGGCTCGGATCTGTTGGCTCTTTATTTGCAGCTTGATACATCAATCCACCGACGCCGTCCATGCCTCCGCCGCCTGATTTCCTGATATAACCGGCTAGTGCTTCCCTGCCTCTACGAGTGTTGCCGACTTCGTCTAGCTGCTCGACTTCTTCATCCATATCCATAAAATGAGTAACTTGAGCTTTTCCGCCCTTAATTCTAATGCTATGAACATGCGTTTGAATGCCATCGCTATGACTTACTGTGTGTATACCAGCAGTATGATCAAAAGTTACTTTACCCTTGCCCCACATTTTCTTTATGTGAGAAGCAATAGCCGTCTTATGATTAGCTGAAAGAGCCATTCCCGCTTCGTCGATCTGCTCGATTTCTTCCTTGCGCAGCTTCGGACCAGCGAGAGTGATAGACTTCTTCTTAGATGGAACTGACTTGGTAGACAGCGTGTGATAGAAGTTCTCTTTGCTGCTGTGCATGTGCTCGACGTGATCAGCGCGATGTATCGGCTTAAGACCACTGAGATGGATCAGAGCCTTGTTAGCGTGAGCTCTCGGAATCTCGTGCTTCTCGCCGTTCTTGAAGTGAACCGTGACGTGATTAGCATGAGTCAGCTTAGAGAGCTGATCCTGAAGATGCTCGGTATCGGCCTGCTCGCCCGGCTTGAGCTTACGAGGACGACCGCGCTTTGCTTCTGTAACGAACTGGGTGAATGTCTTATTTTCCATGTTGCCGTCTACTTCCTCTTTACGCGGAGCAGCGAGAGATACGCCTCTCCTCACTGATCCTACTCTCTGCAGTCTATTATTTAGAGTTTGCTTGGCGCCCGGCATAGGAGGAGCTGCCTCGCTGAACTTATTCCTTGATCTATTAGTCTCGAAGCCTATCGGCTGAGTCGATCCTTCTATCGCAGAAGAAGGCTTCTCGCGTTCCAGTCCTTCCGGATCTGGAAACTGCTTCTTCTCTTTGTTACCAAAGATGATCTTAGCCGCTTTCGACTTATCCACTGTTACTTCCTACGCTTCGCTGCGTAAGAGGCGCCAAGAGCCATGCGAATACGCTCTGTAGGAGACTTGCCAGCAAACTTCTCATTCTTCGAGTGAGCGAAGTCATGAACGACTTCTTTAGTATTGGTCATGTCTACGACTTCATTTACCTGACCATACTTCTCGATGAAAGTGCCGAGAGCCTCGATAGCAGCCTCGTTCATTACGTACGAGTTACCATTCCACTCGATCTCGTATGACTGCCTGAGGTTATTGACTCCAGCTACTCTTGGCTTACTAGTCGCTGTAGTACCGGTGACTTTGCCAGTAGTGACTCCACCCTGTGGCTTGGCTCTCGGGCCGACATCATTGTTCTTAGTTCCTCCGCCCTTAGGAGTACCGGCTGGACGATCTGGCTTGATCTGCTGAGCAACACCTGGCTTTTTTGGCTTCGCACCACTCGGTAGCTTAGGAGCTTCTAAGCCATTCTTAGAAGTGAACTTCTGAGGTGCAGATGGCTTAGAGCTACCGTCAGTCGGCTTAAGAGTTGGCTTAGGAGGAACGGCTTTAGTAGTGTTATTCGGGACTACTTCGCCGCGACCTGATGGACCTTTAGTGTAATTAGGAGCTACTTTTGAAGGACCCTTCATGCCGTAAGGCTGTACTGGTTTCTTATCGGTGATATTACCGTCCGTTTGAGCCTTGAGTGTAGGACTCTTCTTCGGAATATTCATATTATAGGGTTGATCAGTAGGTTTTGCTAGTGGCTTCTTATCAGGAGCGATGTCATGTTTGCCGCCAGTTTTACCATCCGTCTGAGCCTGAAGTGTAGGACTCTTTTTAGGAATATTCATACCATATGGCTGCTTAGTCGATCCACTTGGCTTGCTGATCTCCGGACGTTGCATTCCATATCTGCCGCCAGCGCTACCACCTCGACCGGGAGTTATGCTTCTAGCAGGAGCTGGCGCTGCTTGTGGGGCTCTCACGGGCGGCTTAGCTCCTGCGCCCGAGGTACCTTGTTGACGCATCGGAGAAGCAGGACCTTGACCTGCCTGAGTTGGAAGAGTAGAAGCGTTTTGACCTGACTGAGATTTCCTCAGAGCAGCTGCGGCCGGAGTACCATCGTTTGGATTGACGACGAACTCGACGACGGTCTTCTTACAGTCATCGCACTTGCAGCCTTTACCGCACTTCTTACCTTCATTAGTCAGCGGGCCAGTCGCATCCTCGTTGTCAGGATTGTC